CTTTCGCCGGGATAGTTTGCCTCTGGGTAATGGCGGTTCATGCTTCCACCTCTGGGGTAGTGGTGCCGGTGATCAGATCAGCAGCAGCCCGAGCTTTTGAGAGGATCTTAAAGAGGCTTTTAGGCTCAGCCTTTAGGTGCTGCGCCCAGCCTTTCAAATATGCGGCGTGATTGGTGAACTCGCTGCCTATCTGTAAGCGGTAGCAGATGAGCACAGCGGCTAGCTCTGCCACTAACTCTTCCAGGGCGTAAGCCTTGGCGTTTTCAGTGAGGCTAAGCATGGGCCTATCAAGCCTTGAGCTGTGGCCGGTGCTGTGTGCCTGTTCATGGGCCCAGGTTGCAGCGTATGCCTCGCGGTTCATGAATGAATCAGCGGGTGGCATGGTGATCGAGTCGCTTCTGTGGTTGTAGCTAGCGCGGCACCCCTCAAAGGTGGTTGTTACTTCCCACGCTTCAAGCACTGACTCGGCAGCCTCTAGCCTGGCAGCTGGTGCAGGTGCCGGGCCGAGTCCTAGTGCTGCTTTGATCGCTGCATCTAGTGCAGCTTGGCTCTCCTCGGTAGCCCCCTGCAGATCTGCCGCATTAAATACGGCCACCGCCTTAAATGAAACCCAAGACTTGGTGATGTCGACCGGGTCACCTCCTCCGACTGGCTCGGCTTGGTCTGTATAGCTGTTGAGCTGTGGCCGGATTATCCGGCAAGCTTTGGTTCCTTTCTTTGGCCACCAACCCAACGGCTTACCCTGCCCGGCTCCTAACCACAGGGGCATTGAGTGCCCCCGGCTTAAGCTGCCCAGCTCTAGCAATAAAGGGTTAGAGCCTGAGTACTCGGCCCCAGTGACGAGGTTGCGGTGCTGGCCCTGGTGCCCGTGCCATTCCCTCCGCCATGGTGGCAGCTCGGCAGATTCCATAAGAGCCACTAAATCAGCGGCTAACTGTTCCTCTGGTGTGGGCCCGTCGTAAACCTTGCGGGCCCTGGTGCTGGTGGTCTTGGTTGTAGTGGCGGTCATTAGATTGCACCTCCCTTGGTGGTGGTGGTGTTGCTTGGCTGCCATCCCAAACCATTGGCATACATACCTTCAAGGCCAACCTTCACAGCGTTGTAGGTCTCGGCGTATTGCTGCTCCTGATTTGAATTAACTGCCGCTAAATCTTCAGCAGCACAAAGCAAGGCGCTACGTATCCGCAGCCAATCAAATTGAGTTAGTTCCATTGTGTTCCTGTGGTGGTGGTGCTACCCAATGAGGGCAGCAGATAAACGAGGCCCTGGTGCAGGCCCCGCCTACGTGCTGGCTTCACTCAATCGAAATCAATTGAGCAGACCTGATTGATTTCTTGGATGGCCCGCTGTGCTAACCAGCCAGGCCGGGGCGTGTTTCGCCCTGCCGCTACTGCTTGGCACCACTTCCACCCCTCTAGGTATCTATTGGTTCCTGCAAGCCCCCAGCGTGCCGAGCTTTCACAGTTCCGGTTATGGGCCCTAGCTAGGTACCGAGCCAGGGTGGCCAGCTCCATGGGCCCCTGTTGTGGTGCGTGGTTGGGGTTAGCCATTGGTTTGGTTGGTGGTAGTGACGCGCCATGAAACGACTTGGTTCAGGTGGTAGCCATCGCCGTCTGAATAGGGCGGGAGGTTGTAGTAATCAATAAAACCAAGGGCTGCCCCTTTCTTATTGGTTCTGCTTTGGACCTGGTGCCATAACCGTGGGCATTTGATAAACCAAGGGGTAGGCATCACAGGCCCCCGTCAGCGTCGCTGAATTGATCCTCGTAAAGCTTGGGTTCAATGCTGTGGTAAAGCGCCTCATATTCATCTACTGCGTCCTGGCAATAATCGGTTAGATCATCCCAGCAATAGAAGGGATCACCGTCCTGATCGCCGCAAGGGTCGAGCAGATAGAAAGCCCATTGGTGCTCATCGGTGCAGTAGCGCCAAGCAATAGTCCAACCCGTAGCCTCTTCAACCCTGCCGGCGTATGCCTTGCGAGCTGGTGCTAAGTCCCGAGCTGTTACCCCGTTACGGGTGCGGGTGGTGATAGTTGCGGTCATTGGTTTTCCCCTGTGGTGGTGGTGGGTAGCGGAAGCGGTGAAGGGTCACCCCGCCTGTCATATGTAGTATGCACCCGCTGAAGGGTGCAATGGGTATATCTGGCCAATACTCATAAAGATTTAACAAACTGCAACAATCAACAGTTGGCCCCAGGCAGGCCCAAGGTCGTTTGCATTTACCCGAGGTGGCCCCAGGTCGTTTGCTTTACCCGAGGCGGTGCGGCAACACAGAAAGACAGTTAGCGCCTAGGCCCTGGGCCTCTACGACCTAGGCCAAGGCTGCGTATCTGTCTATGCCACAGGTACGCAAGGCCCCCAGATCCCTTGGTACGACTGCAGTCTAAGCTCTGTCCACCCTAGCTTTGGACAAGTATTGGACAAAGCACCCCCCCCTACCCCCTGTTGTGGCTTGGATTACTAGGCCCCCCCGGGGGGTTCTGCAGCTGGGCAACCATGCGTATAGCCCCTGAGATTTAGCGAACAAAAAATGGGCCTACCTGGGGTTAGCGCGACGTCTGCCGGTAGTTGGCTTGTGGTGGTTTTATCTTTCTCTCTCATCCGCGAAGCGGGGAGAGTAAAAAAAAAGTCGCTGGCCTCTACAAGAGGTAAGCCTAAGGATTCATATGTACATATATAGCCTTAGGTATTCTCTTGTTAGTTAAGTGTGTATAGATTGCATAGTTAGATTTATAGTTAGATGCTGAGGATATAAACCCAGGCTGGCCTAGGTAGCCAGGGGGGGTAAGGGGGTCTGGGGGGGAGGGGGGTTGGGCTCCCCATCCGTAGGTTTTACCTGTGGAAAACTAAGAGCAAAGCGGAGGGTTGTGTTAGTGTTATTTAGTAAACCTGTGGTGGGTTGACCAAAAGCAAAGGGGCTGAAGCCCGGCCCCTTTCTTGCTAATATCCATGTGTCGTTTAAGTGGAGGGGGCCTTGGCAAAAGCTGATGATTTGTTTCAAGAACTCCATGCAGGGTTAGCAGAACTATTGCGTGAGAAGTTAGTAGAAGGAACTATTTCAGTTAGTGAGATGGGTATATTGCGTCAGTTTTTAAAAGACAATCAAATTACTGCTGTACCAGTAGAAGGCACACCATTTGGAGAGCTAGTGTCTTCTGTGCCAAATCTTGATAAGGTAGTGCACATGCGCCGCAAGGTCGCTTAATCCACCCGGTTTCCCCCCATGCCTCCAACAGCTGCTGACATCCCAGCAAATTTTAGTATTGCAACGCCTCTTAATAGAGCTGCTGGCAATGCGCCGGCTATAGGTATTGGTACAGGTTTTGGCGGTGCTGTTACGCAAGCCACCAGTAAGAGCACAGGCGTAACATTGAGCAAGAAGTCTGGTGTTATCACCATGGCTGCATCTGCTTTAGCCACTGTTACTGATGTGTCGTTTACCCTCACTAATACCGAGATAAGCTCAACAGACGTTATTGTTTGTAATCAAGGCACAGGCGGCACCAGTGGCGCTTACTTTTGTCGTTGCATTACCGTTGCTTCTGGCTCTTGTGTAATCAGGGTGTTAAACACTACTGCTGGCTCTTTATCCGAAGCCCTGACAATTAACTTCTGTGTTGTTGAAGCAGTGAACAGCTGATGACATTACCTACCGTCACCGCCTTTACAGCTCTTACGGCTGTAGGCGTTACTGCCTTTCAAAGCCTTGATTCGGGCACCAATATTGCTTTCCAAGTGAAGTTGGCGACTGTTGGTACAAACGTTGTAATTAGGCTTAGTGGCTCTTTAGACGGCACTAGCTTCTTTACTTTGCAGTCGGATGTAACCCTGACGGCTAACGGCACCTATGGCTATGTGTTTGCTAATACACCTGTGCTATATGTACGGGGAGAATTGGTAAGCATTAGCACTGGTACACCTACAGTTACGATCAAGGTAGCAACATCGAACTAAGTGGCTGTTAAATCGCTTGGCACTTGGCATGACTTGCCAGAGCCATTTGCCAGTGATTTTCGTTATTTTCTTTGTGTCGTATGGAAACACATGGGTCTACCTGACCCAACACCAATTCAGCTTGATATAGCTGAATTTATGCAACACGGCCCTAGTCGTCGCATTATCCAAGGTTACCGGGGGGTTGGTAAATCTTGGATGGCGGCGACTTTTGTTTTGTGGCGGCTACGGCTAGACCCACAGCAAAAGATCATGGTCAACTCAGCTAGTGGAGCAGAAGCTAAAAACTTCACCACCTTCTGCCTACAGCTGATACGTGACATGCCCATACTGCAATGCTTAGAACCACAACGAGAAGAGCAGCGGTCTGCTGTACATGCGTTTGACGTACGCCAGTCGCGGCCAGACAAAAGCCCTTCCGTTAAAGCTGTTGGCATTTTTGGCCAAGTAACAGGTTCTAGGGCAGATCTAATAATTCCAGATGACATAGAAACTCCTACAACATCCTGGTCGGTTGGGATGCGGGAAAAACTACTAGCTGCTGTAGGGGAATACAACGCCATCCTTAAACCCGGTGGTGAGATCATGTATCTCGGCACACCACAAACAGAAGAGTCGATCTACAACAAGTTGTTGCATAAAGGCTTTACTACTTGCATTTGGCCAGCTAGATACCCAGCCAAAGTAGAAAGATATGGTGACAGGCTTGCTGCAATTGTTAGAGAAGCGCCAGCAAGCCTAGCTAATAAACCAGTTGATCCAGGTCGTTTTACCGAAATGGATCTGATTGAACGGGAGATGAGCTACGGCAAATCTCAGTTTGCTTTGCAGTTCCAATTAGATACTTCGCTGTCTGACCTAGAACGTTTCCCTCTAAAGCTGACCGACCTGTTGGTGTTAGAGGTGGCCGATCACGCCCCAGAGAAGCTTGTGTGGTCTTCTGGGGCTGAATACCGAATCAGTGACCTGCCTGCCGTTGGCTTTAGTGGCGACTATTACCACCGCCCTGCATTTATCCACGGCGATTGGTTGCCCTTTGCTGGCTGTGTCATGTTTGTTGACCCGTCTGGCCGAGGTGCTGACGAAACTGCTTATGCCGTTGTCGCTCATCTAAACGGTAATTTGTTTGTACTAGAGGTTGGTGCATACCGCGAGGGTTACACAGAAGAAGTGTTAGAAGGTATAGCCAAGGCTGCTAAACGCAATAAGGTCAATCTTATTTTGCTAGAAGACCAGTTTGGCCAAGGCATGTTGCAAGCTTTGCTGCAACCGTTCTTACGCCTGCACCATCCATGCACAGTTGAGCCTGTACGTTCCAACATACAAAAAGAACGGCGGATTATCAAAGCTCTTGAACCTGTCCTAAACCAGCACAGGCTGGTTATTAATCGGTCTGTAATCGAGCAAGACACTAAAACACGGGATACCGATAACGTCGAAAGAAGGCTGGCGTATCAATTGTTTCACCAGCTAACCCATATCACGTTTGATAGAAACTGCCTGCAACATGACGACCGCCTTGATGCCCTGGCCGGTGCTATTGAATACTGGAATGAATCCTTGGCAATTGATGAAGATCGCGCCATAGCTGAGCGCAAAGACGAGCTTTGGGATTTAGAGTTAGAAGCCTTTATGGGCAATATTGAGGGGGCTACCGATGCGCAATTTTTGGGCCGCAGTTTGGAGGATCTTCCTAAAACGGGAAATGCAGAAGGAGCACACTGGATGGCCGTCCGCAGCAACCGGTAAGCTTAAAGCGTTTGTTGTTCGGGTGCCTGCTAACTATATTGATAAAACAAACCAAATCCAACGTGGTGCATTTCAAACTGTAGTTATGGCACCATCTGAGATCATGGCTTGGGAGACAGCTATAGCTTGTGATATATGGGAAAAACTACCTTTTGATATCCAATACGTTCGAGTATTTCCTAAAGAAGTATCCCTTTGCACCAATAAAGAAAATGACACCAATTGTTATGATGGTTAATGCCGACAGCGGCACTGTTTGTCGTATTACTTACAACGGCAAAGTTAAAGAATGGAAACACATGTGGCCTGCTATAATGTATTATCGTCAATTAACAGCAAGCCATGAGATTGATGTTGATAACGCAAAAGTTTTAGAGCTCTGTCGAGATTCCATTCTGGATGCTGCATCCACCAGCTCCATAATTCCGAGCTCCCCTTGCTACGATTGTGCACCGAACAACATGGGGCCAAGTTAAAACGGGTTGTGTGTCCACCGGCTTTCTTAGGTACTAAATGATCTAGCGTAATCTTGTCAAAGTGTTTGCCGCATACATAACAACAACTACCCCATTCTTCTATAATTGATTTCCTAAACTTAGCCTTTGTAATTTTCTTAGAAAGAAGTTCAGTTTCATCAATTTGGTGTTCCATTTAACTCAGGAAGTAAGTAGGAATTAACCTCATGAACAAGCAAATGGCCATCGCTAGCTGCCATTTCCTTTAGCATAGAAACCATGTTGTCTTCAACTGTGTCGGCATCGTAAGGGCTGTGCACAGCAATAAGAGCCCACACTTCGACAACATACTGATTAATCATCGTAAGGGGGATGAGGTTTGCACAAAATCGCCCAACCGCTATTAGGCCCATCAACAAGCCACCGACGATTAAAATTAAGGCGTGAGTAGTGCTGGCCGCGACCGCCAGCACTACTGATATAGCCACCTTGGATTAAATTTGCCTCTCCGTTGGGGTCGTTGACCACCCAAAACTGGTTGTTAAAACCCGTAAGCACCGACCAATGGCCCCCGCCACTTGGGTGCAAAGCACTGCCGTGGTGTAACCAGCCCACCGCCACGGGCCGATTGTGCCTAAGTTCATTTTCTACCAGAGTTACCGATGCGTTGGTGACAAACCGTGCATCTAGGCCCATGTTTTGCAGCGTTTTAACTTGAGCCATTGCGTCCGTAGTATCCCCATATCGACTTCTTGATTTGTTGTACGCATCATCTGAGTCAACACGTTTCCAATACTTTGCCACCATGGCGCATGAGCTACTGAAGCATTCTCTATAGCCAGTTCCACTGGCATTGTCCAGTTGGTATTCATAAGGCACGTCAATTTGTACAGAGAGTGAAGGCTTGACCGGGGGGTCGCTCCTAAATAACACCAAAAACTCTGCTTTTTGCTTGTCGTCAAGCTGATCCCAGGCAAAATTCCAGGCAGCTTGTTGGTGGGCAAGGGGTGGTTGTACTGTGTTTTTGGCGGCAGCAAGAAAATTAGACATTAATCGCGTTTGTAAGGGGCATGAATAGACAAGCTGCCACCCAACAGACGGCTATCGCCTGTTTGCAGCTCTTCATCAATAGGGTGTTCTATGACAACCGGAAGTTGCGGCAGCGGTTGCGCCTTGCTCCAGTCCGCTTCTGCTTGATCAAGCTTAAACGGAAGGGTTAACTCAAACCAATACTGCTGCCACGCTTGCTTCCAGGTTATCCCTGTTGCTTTTTTTCTTGTATAGACCTCAACGCACTAAATGCCAACTGGATAATGCTGTTGCTTTTCAAAGGGCTAAGAGCAATTAGCTCAGAAGCAAGCGCAACTAATACCCAGAACACTGGGTTTTCAAGAAATGCAAGAGACATAAAACTGTGGTGAGGGCACTACTAGCGTACCAAGCCAATTTTATTTTGGCTTCTTCAGTATCCTTTGCCGCCTTTCTTGGTGCCTTTGCCGCCTTTAGTGCCGGGCTTGGGTTTCATCATGGCTCAGCTTGCGTTTCCAATATTGTAACCCTGGTCTCAACTGCTGCCAGCCGGTATTGGGTTTCTTTCCTGTCAGCTTTGTAATCAAGGTGCAACTCTTCCAGCCGGTTGCCAATAGTCTCAACAGCTAAAGTAAGCCTCAAAGTAAGATCCCTGTTTTCACGGGCAGTTTTAGAGGCATTGCTCCAACTCATCCATAGCGCAGTCACGCTAGAGCCGGCGAGGGCCGCTACAAGTTCAAGCACAGGCCCTCGGGTCGATGCCGCTAGTTTACTTGGCGCTACTTAAAATTGCTACTTGGGCTTCTAGGGTTTCTATGCGAGCAACGGCTTCTTGCAAAGCCTTAACCGTGTAAGCAAGTATTGCGTCAAGTTTTAAGTGCTGTATATCTTCGCCGTCTTTCTCACCGGACGCACCTTCTGGTAAAACCTCTTGCACTTCATGTGCAAGGAAACCAACAAAAGGTTTTTCGCTGGCTTTAAACACCTCATAGTCTTTGTGGGTATAGCGAACAGGACGCAATGCCTTTATTTTTTCAGTTGCAAAATTCTCAAGATTGACTACATCTTTTTTAATTCTGTAATCAGACGCATAAGCAAATGAACCAATTTGGCTGGTATCTATATATAAGTAAGCAGCGGAGCCATCCCAATGAATATTAAACACATTAGCGTCTCTAGTCGCGGCTTGGCCAGCACCGCACATAACGTTTAATGCGGCTGCGCCTTTAACTGTGTTGCTTCCTACATTTATTAAAGCGTGGACGCTGCTAATAGTCACAGAACCAACTATGTGATAATTGCCAGCAGTTAGCTTCATAACAGCATTGGTGCCGGCTTGCTCAAAAAGAACACTTTCGTGTTGGAAAGTAAAATCTTTCCACGCAACGCCAGGTTCTATAGCGCCAAAAATAGCTCCTTTTGTATTGTTGTAAGTAATACCCAAGGCACCCATGTTTTGGCTTGCAGTAGAGGTCGGGCTAGCAGTATGAATTAATATCGCCGTAGTAGCGGCACCCCAAGAGGCACCAAAGTCAAAAGTGCTACCTGGTTCGCCAACTTTAATATCTAGGCAGCCACAAGGAAACTCTTCCCTTATACCAAGCCGTGCAATTCCCGGTGAAACAGCAAGTACGTTTGCATTGCCAGTAGTTGCTACCGTAAATTTATTAGTATCTTGAAGAGTAAATTTTGTTTCTGTAGTATTTAATGTCATTCCTACAATGCCATTACGGGTTAAATTAACTTCATTGGTGCCAAAGAACATACCTGTATCTGGATCAGCCGCTATACCTATTACAGGTAAGGCAGCAGTACCATTACTGCCGGGGTGGAATTTTGCAGCAGTAGTTGTACCAGTCGTAGTCATGTTCTGAGCGCCGAAGTCGCCCGTTACTTTTGTGCCAGCAATAGCTGCAGCGGCACTTACGTCAGCGTTAACAATTACGCCAGCCGCAATAGATGTTGCATTGCCAGAAGAAGTAACGTCGCCAGTTAAGTTTGCGTTAATGGTTACTGTTGCAGCATTGCCCGTGCAAGCAGCAGCTGTTGTTGCGCTAGAAGCAAGACCAGTTAAAGCTGCTGTGATCGTGCCAGCTGTAAAATTTCCGCTGGCGTCCCGAGCCACTATTGCGCTGTTGGTATTTGCATCAGTTGCTGTAGTTGCAGAATTGCTTACCTTCGACGCCGTGGAAATAGTGGCTAACTTTGTATCCACAATCGCGGCAGATGCGCTTATGTCGGCATTAACTATTGATGTTCCAAGCGAAAGCTTGCTATAAACAATAGCAGCAGAAGCGTTAATATCGGCATTAAGTATTGTGCCGTCAGTAATCATTGTTGAAGTAACAGTCCCAGTGTCGCCGGTAGTAACTACGGTGCCAGTTATATTCGGCAGGGTTAAAGTTGTGTCGCTAGTAAGAGAGGCAGCAGTTACAACTGAAACTTTATTGCTGCCGTTGGCAGTTGCTTCTTTAAAATCAATTGCTTGGTTGTTGCCCATGACTAATGCACCAGTCATGGTGTCACCAGCCTTAAGTACGTTGCTACTTGCAGCACCTGTTACTGCACCAACAACGCCTCCGTTAGCGTTAAGGGCTCCAGTAAAGGTTGATATGCCGGTAACCCCTAAAGTTCCCCCAATAGATGTGTTGCCGGTGGTATCAGCAACAGTAAATGCTGTTGAATCAACAGTAATGCCACCGTTAGCAGCTAAAGCACCGGTTAAAGTGCTAGCACCAGTAACAGCAAGGGTAGTTGTAACAGAAAGGGCGGCGCTAAGGGCAACGTCTCCAGTAGCTCCAACAGCAAGACGGGATACTCCGTCAGTTGTAATAGAAAATTGATTAGCTCCTGGGCTGAATACACCAGTATTGGGGTCTCCGCTAAAAAATAATCCAGGCAATAACGCAGTTCCTAATGTAACTCCAGCTGGGCCAGTAAATGTATCGCCAGTTTTACTCATTAAGTTGCCAGTTGCTGTAACGCCGCCTTGCCATGCGCTGCCGTTATAAACGCGCAGTTCATTGGAAGTTGAGTTAAAAACTAAATCGCCTGTGTTTAAGCTGGTAGTTGGATCACTAGCTGCAATCCGATACACGTCCGCAAAATTGCTTACAGAAGCAAGGTTTGTTGCAACGCTATTAACATCGGCAATGCTAGCCCCAACAAGGTTTACGTTAGCTATAGCCCCACTAACAGTATTAATGTTGGCGCTGTTACTAGCAACACTATTGACGTTAGCTATAGCTCCAGCAACAGTATTAACGTTGGCTATAGCCCCGCCAACAGTATTAACGTTAGTTATATCAGTGGCTACAGTATTGATCTCGCTAACTGCTTCGTTTAAATCACTAGCAACAGTTTGAATATCGGCAATATTAGTAGCAACAGTTGTTACGTCAGCAGAGATGCCAGCAACAGTGGTCACTTCTGTGGCTTTAGGAACTAAACGGTGGAAACTATAGGTATTTAAAGTTGCAGTTGTTTCAATCAGTACGCCAAAGCCAGCTGTTAGGACAGTGGTGCTGCAACCTGTAATCGTGACGGTATTAGCGCCTTGGCCGTTAGCAATAGTTACGGTGCCAGAGCTTGGAGTGCGGGTTGTAGCTATCTCTTTAATGCTTACAATTGTTCCTGCACCGTCATTAACGTCAGGGTTGGCAGCAGGAAAGCTGGTTTCGTTTGCAATTGGAACAAACCCGCCTACATCATCTACAAGATCAACAATCCTTGCATCAATAGCCCCGGTGCTAGCAATGAAACTGTCGCTGCCTGACCAAACATCAGTAGATAAAATTGTTTCGGTAGAGTCCTGCCTGAAATAACGGCTATCGCTAGCCAAGGTTGTAAATACGCTGGTGTCTAAACCGGTGTAACCAGAAACTTCAGATTGAACAACGACTGCAGCTGGGTTGAGCTTGGCAATTGTCAGCTCTCCATCTTTAACGTTAGCCAACTCAACAGCATCATCAGCTAGCTTGGCGTTGGTAACAGCATCAGCAGCAAGCTTTGCTGTAGTTACGTTTAAATCGGTAATTTTAGCTGTCGTAACAGCATCAGCGGCCAGCTTGCCGGTAGTAACGTTTAAATCGTTGATCTTAGCAGTAGTTACATTGGAGTCTGCAATCTTAGCGGTAGTAACATTGCTATCAGCGATCTTAGCTGTAGTAACATTAGCGTCTAAGATTTTAGCAGTAGTAACATTAGCGTCAGCTATTTTAGCAGTCGTAACATTGCTATCAGCTATCTTAATAGTTGTAACGTTGGCGTCTAAAATCTTGGCAGTGGTTACATGAGAGTCGGCTATCTTAGCAGTAGTTACATTAGAATCTAAGATCTTAACAGTAGTAACATTAGCGTCAGCAATCTTAGCTGTAGTAACAGCACTATCAGCAATCTTAGCTGTTTCAACAGCAGCAACACCAAGTTCAGCAACAGTAACAGCAGCAGCAGCAATCTTAGCTGTCGTTACATTGAGGTTAGCTATCTTAGCGGTAGTAACATTGCTATCAGCAATCTTAGCAGTAGTTACATTAGAGTCTAAGATCTTAGCCGTAGTAACATTGGCGTCAGCTATCTTAGCGGTGGTTATGTTAGAGTCTGTAATTTTAACTGTAGTAACAGCATCAGTGGCAAGTTTACCGGTGGTTATATTGGCGGCTAAAATCTTAGATGTAGTAACATTGTCGTCTAATATTTTAGCTGTAGTAACATTTCCATCAGCAATTTTAGCTGTAGTAACAGCACTTGCAGCAATCTTGGCTGTAGTAATAGCGCCGTCTGCTATCTGCGCTGTTGCAAAGCTTCTGGTATCAACGTAGTTTTTGGTAGCTGCGTCTTGGGCGCTGCTTGGGTCAGCAACAAAAGTAATGCGTTGGCTACCAGCTGTCATTAGGCCCGTAGCGTCATCAACAAATATGGCCCGTTTCTGGTTGTCGTCTAATTCTTGTTCAAGGTAAAGGTTCTGCAAAGCAGTTGTATCTAGGTCAGCAGCAACCAGCGTTGCCCCGTCCGTGTAGTTCACCAACACGCTATTAATTGGTGTAACCCGCCGTACTTCTACCCTTAGCCCGTTAGTTGGTGCGGTAGCGACTTGAACTGTGGTTGAGTCGGCGTAGGTGTAAGCAGTATCAACGTAGTTTACATAGACCTTGATGTGGGCCTGGCTGACGTAGGGGAAGGTGATAGCAAATTGAGTGGTGGAGCCATTGCCGGTGTAAGCAACGTAGGAATAAGCCATTAGCGGAGGGCCTCTTGTTGGAATTGCTGGGGGTTCAGCCCGTATTTAAGCTGATACTTAACATCATTGTCTGCTGTTTCCTGTTTAAGCAGGATAAGTTGCAGGTCGGGGCGGGTTTCTAGATACACCTGCTTGGCAAGTTGCTTGTATTTCTGGATCACCCCGTCAATTTGGAGAGCACGACCACTCAGGTCTTCAGTACTAGGTTCGGTAATTGGTTGGTCTTGGTAAAATTTGCTTTTCATTAGGGAATCCAATTCTTGGTAGACAGTTGTATTGAAATTGGGGTCAGTAACAGTCGCCATAATTGTGTTGTATTTGCCAAATTCAGTAGGGCCAAGCCGGTTTTGCCGTCCAAAGTCAGCTGCGTGTGGCCCTCTAAAGTTTGCGCCCTTACTGTGCAAGCGAGCCATTTCTGCTGCAACTGGATCTATAGAACTTTGTTCTGCCCCTCTTTGGAGTGGCGACCAAGGCACGTATTGCATAGCCATTGACAGCCAGGGGTTATCAGGCGGTAGATGCGCATCGCCTAAAATGCCTGATTGCACAATCATGTCGCCAGTCAACCAGTTAATCCTTGCTGGGATGCCTTCAGACCAACCAGGGGTTTGGTTGCGAATCTCGTCAAGCGTTTCAGAAAAGAAACTGCCTGGTTCAATTGTTCTTACAGCCCGGTCGTCGATGCGGCGGCCTGCTCGTAAAGCCGAGCTAGCTGGCTCAAGCGAAGCAGCTATCCTTGAGAAATAGCGAGTCCATGAACTGCGAGAATTTGGCTGAATGTCTAAAGCAGCATTGCCAGCGACCGCTTCGTAGAACTCTGTAAATCCTTGGTAGTAAGTTTTACTTAAAGTACCTGAAGCAACCATACTTAATACAGTAAGAGTTAAAGCGTCGCCTAAATTTTCTCTTTGCTCTTTAGTTAGGTTGCCTTGTATCTCAAAGTAATCTGCTACCGCGCCAAAGATAGTAGCAAAAGGTTCAGTTACTCTGTAGCTTACCCATGGCGTATCTTTAAACCGAATTGAATATGGCTGCTTGCCACTATCCCTCCATTTCTGTTTAGCTCCAGGATCTTGTGGGCCGCCGCCAGTCATCTCAACTATCCCTGCACTTAAGCCAACCATGGCTAAAGCTATTGCACTTGAACCAACGGCTACGTCGCCAATAACCCTGTCCCTGGTCATTGCATCCATAGAGTTTAAGTCTCTGTAAGCCGTATCAACAAAAGGTGCAGCTGGCGTCATGCGTAGAGCAGATTTAATAATGTCGCCGGGTGTTCGGTTAAACGGCTGAAGAACAGCAAATGCAGGGTGGAAGTCAATTAGTTTCTGCCAAACCATTGGCATGACACTTGGGCCTTTAGTAAAGAAAGGTATGTCTTGCTTTTTATCTGCCCATTCCCTAGCCCAAGCTTCTGCTGCTGGGCCTTCCAGCTTTTTGTCTTTAGCTATTTCCATGCCCCTATCAAAAGTTCTGACTTCCATTTGCGCGTCAATATCATCAGTAAATGTGGCATACCTCATAGCTGTTTGAGCGTGAGGGCTTGTCATTATTGCGTCCAGAATAGTTCTGCCTTCTACGGTTGCATGTCTAGTAGCTCGTTTAACTGCTTCGTCAGCGTATCGTTGAGCGTATTCCATAGCTTCTTGGCTGTTGCGTTCTAAGCCTTGTGCAACAGCGTTATCCATTCCCATGGGCAAGTTGCGTACAAATTCAAATGATTGCCCTGCCAACACTTTGAATAAAGTGTCAGCTGCAATTTGAGCACGGATTGGTGATGTAGCTGTCTGCCACAATCTCTTTTGAGCTATAGCCCAAGAAGTTTTATCTTGTATATTAATCCAAGGCATTGTGCTTACAGTAAAACCTTTGTCGCTAGTTGGTAAAATTACTGGGCCAGTTAATGGAATCAATTCTCCCTGATCTTTATTTATTTGTTGATCTAGAAAATCAAGGCTTTGGTTGTCTATGTCGTATAAAGTGCGGCCAGCTTTGTACGATTCCTTAGCTAACGCAAAAGCATTGGGTAAATTGCGAATGTATTGCCCATAGATTTGAGCACTGTATCCTGCGCGTTCAAACTGCCCCTGCAAACCAGCCCCTACAATTTGAGCTAATGGCATTTGTATTAATCTAACAACTCCATTTAAAGTGTTACCCCAGAAAGTTAAACCTGACGACAATAGCTGGGCAGATCGGTACATAACCAATCCGTTCAATCCAATCTTACTTCCTTTGTTTATTTGACTCCAGAAGCTTGGGGCAAAACCAGGAACATCCCTTGTTGCTTTTAAGTTGTAAGCTATTTGATCTATCATTGCATCTAACTCTGGTGTAAATTCGCCGTTAATAATTGCCTCATTAAAGGCTGGATCTATCTTGTCACCAAGGTGTTCTGCCAATGTAACAGCTTCTTCTTCCTTCGCTCCGTTTTCTAATATCTCATCTAACTTGTATTCTTCTAGGGTGTTTTTAAAATCTATACTGCCAGGTTGTGGCCGTTGAATTTGACCAGTTCTAAGTACTTGGCCAAGTGCCCTTGTAACTTTAACAACAGGAGTATTAACGTCCGATGCGTGTTTGTAAATTGCAAGTAGCTCTTGGCGTAAAGCGTCTCTATCAACGTTTGTATCGTATTTAGAATTAAGCCATTGATCAGCAACAATAGCGGCTTTGTTGTTTGTGTAATCAGCTAGATACTGGGCCATTAGCAAAGATTTCTGCAATGCTGCAGCGTTTTCCAAGCTGCCAGCCCTGTATTCCAATTCCCCTAGAACTGCCTTGGCTTGATAATCATTCTTTGCAAGCCAACGTTCAGCTTGTTGTTTGACAATTTCATCAGGGATAGTAGGCATACCAGACACTTCTTCTCTTGTGCCTCCAGCATTCATCCAAGCTCTCATAGCGGCTGAGGCCCCTTCTGCGGCTTCAGGGTCTGGCACGTAAGCGGTTTCACCGCTAGGGCTTTGCATAGGTTGTACGTTGCGATCAGCGACCACATTGGTAATTAAGTCGTCCAAGGTCATTTCACCGCTAGCTATCTTGGCTTTTACATTTTCGTATTCATCAATAAATCTTTCAGCACTACTTTTTAAAGCAGGCAAACCTTTGCCGCCTCTTCTGGTGTCTTCGTATGCCATGCTCATTGTCTGAAGTAAATCTAATCTTTCAAAATTAGGATCATTTGCGGTTTCTAATACACTTCCCAGCTCGCCACGTTTAGCTAGCTTGCCGCTGTAGGCATCTTCAAAAATAGATTTAATTGAGATAAAGCCACGTTCCTTAAAAGCATTGCCTACTCTTTCCACAAAATCGTAAAGGGTATCCATCACGGCAAAAGCTGCTTTCTGTAACCCAGAACTTTTTTCTAATTCGTCGCGGGTAGCACCTAATAAAGCTTGAACGGGATCTAAATTATTTTTGCGAGCCCAAGCGTATATCTGGAAAGATACTGCAGCCTTTTCAATTGGCAGTAACTCATCACGACCTCCCTTTAAGTTTGCTGCAATCTCTTTAGCTGCACCAACTTCTAATTTAAATCCTGCAAGGAATTGGTTGAAAACTCTTAGCTCCTCTGGCTTTAAGAAATTAAATTGAACACGGTGAAAAGATTCATGGAATGCACTTTGCTCTAATTTATCAGTCAAAAACCGTAACAAGTCTGGTTGTTGTACATCAGACGATAAAATTTGAAGATTATTTACTTCAATAATATCTTGCGTAGGATCGTACGTGCCGCTATATTTCATTGTTTCCCCTGGCTTATATCCCCATGCAGCGTCGCCTTCTTTAGTTTCCATAAAGGCGTCGTTAAAACGAATAGCAGGTTCATCACCTGCAACAGTGCGAATAATCTTGGTTAACTCTTCCGCTAAAGCGCGAGTGGCTGGCTCGTCTACGGTCATATCTAATTCGTTTGCTTCTATCCGCTTAAGCAGCGCGTCTATTTCAGCTAACCGTGCTTGGATTTCCTCCCTTGTTGGGATTGGCTTCTTAGGCAACCCAGGCAACTCAGGCTCTCTGCTGCGTAAAGGAGTAAAGCTAGGATCGTAGATTGAACGGTAAGCATCTTGGGCTGCTTTTACTTCAGGGGTAAACCTACCCATACCTATATCGCTTCTAACTTGATCCATATTTAAGCTTTTTACTGCATCTGGATCGAAGGCTACATTTGCAGCTACGACTGCGTTATATGCTCGTTCGTCTGTAATTTCATCTACTTGCCGTTTGCCTTGATCAAAATACTTCTTATAAGCGCGGGCTGCACCTTCCATTCGACCGCCATCATTTGGCCCAAATTTTCTAGTTGCTGCTTTAATCTCAGCGGCTAAAGGTGAAGGTGGTTCTATTGCAGCCGCAGCCACATTGCCCATGGGTTGCACTGCTGTGCGAGCTATCCGCTCCCGTAGCTGATCAGCCAGTACCGTGTTTCCATTCTTTTCGGCAGCGGCCAGGCGGATTTCGTCAGGCGTTCCCGCTTTAGGGGCGGCTACTGCAGTTAGAACATTGTCAACTATTTCTTCAGCTGCAGAAACAGAAGCGGCCCCTGAAGCAGTTGGTTGCGATTGTTTCCCAAACGTTGTTGACCGCTGCTGCATGTCGTCGTAAGCGGCTCTGGTCGCTTCCGACGTCCAAAGTTGCTTTAGCTCTTCAAGGTTAATTTTTTTGCTAGCTAACTGCAAGTAGGCGGGATCAACCCGGAGCATGTAGCTGTGAACAACAAATGCCGCAAGGTCGTCGGTCTTGTATCCAAGGTTTAAGCCTTGGTCAATGTCTTTCAAAATTCGGTTGCTGTTAATATCACCTGCGGCACGGATTTGTTTTTTGTCCGCCGAAGTAAGCGTTTTTCCTTTTAAAACATTTGTTTTATCAATTCCTTCTTGAGCCCCTGCAGGGCGGTCATCTCTTATGGATACCTCGGGGCGCTGGATGCGTTGAAAGTCGGGGGCGTTGGCAGGGCCAATAACGCCACGATTTGCAGCAGCAGCAAATTCATTAATAGTTAAACGTTCCGGGCTATCAGATAGAGCGGCCCCTGAAGCAGTTGGTTGCGGTTGGTTGTATGCAATAACTTGATCATGGTCAAATACTCTTTGAAGAGTTTTGCCTGTCATTTCACTTTCTGGAACCCAAATAATTAGCCCATCGTGGCCACGCGATATAACTTGTTGTTTTAATTGCTCAGTTAAACCTTTAGCTGTCGCGTCATCTTGCCCTACTAAATTGCCAGTACGCCATCCAGCGGCTTGAGTTAATTCTCTCCACGCAGAATCGCTGTCAATTACGAGGGGGCTTTCTAGCTGTATTGTTTCTCCAGTAATTTTATCGCCGTACTGTTTCGCATCCATTTGGCGGACAGCAATGTAACGACCTTCGCCACCAATAGCAATTTGAGGGCCTGCGTAAATATCAGCTTTAGCTTTGCCTTCTCCCCGGAACCCAGCAATAGCAATAGGTTGCCCAGTCCTAGCGTCCAATATGGAAGAGAGTGGCAAAGCAGGGGCAGCTGCTTCAGGTTCAACAGGTGTGGGTTGTGGTCGTGGTGCTTCTGGTGCTGGCTCTTCAAAGGGCAGCCGGGGGCCGTTAGCTTCATCGTCTATAGCTGCTCGTATCTGGGCAAGGTTTTCTTTAACGACCTGTGCAGCTTTTTTCTTAGGTGTTATTTGTGCAGCTAGGTTGTTTAGTAAGGCACGTACTGGGCCCTCGTATTGAGTTACCCGGTCAAATAGGTTTACTGCTTGTTGGGCAGTGGCCTTAGCTGCTTGACTGCCAGCAACGTCAATCACATTGCCAGCTGCTTCTAAGACACCTTGGCGGCCTGCTCTAGCAGCAGAAGATAAAGCAACAACCCCTTCGCGTAATGCCTTGGCGGCTTCTGTGCGTACATCCAACAACTGATCAAAGTTACTGGTAGCAAAGAAGTCTTCAAACCCTGGCAACATGCCACCGCCAGCAGTAGGCGTCGAGGCCGTAGCAAACTTTGCTTCTTGCATAGCCTGCGTAATCTTGTCAGCAGACCACTTGCCCTTCTCGGCACGGGCAGCAACGCTATTGATAATAGTTTCGTCTAGGTCTCTAACAGAACCCAAAGCAATAGCCCTGTCTTCTGTTAAGGCTCCTGTGGCTACTTGATCAAATACGTTCTGAGGTAACCGTGCAAGAGGAATAGCCCTAGAAGCTATTCTCCCGGTAAGGTTTACGCCAAAGTTTTCTAGGTTTTCTGGGCCTGCCTTCATGTCACGCAAAAACTTGGCAGCATCAATAGGAGTGCCTTGACCCTCTGCAATATTTTGCAAAGCGCCTACAGCCCGTGCTCCAACAGCGTCTGGGGTTTGTATGTATCTAACTAAAACTTTTGCTGTTCCAGACTCAAGTGCTTTTTGTACCCGGTTATGGCCATTAACAACAAAATCTTTACCAGTTGCTGGATCTTTCCAGACGCTAATAATTCCAGCAAGTTCAGGGTTGTATTCTTTGGATTCTTTTAGGGAACCGCTAACACCTGTCTTAGTTTTTGCGCCTGCAAGTTTATATTGGAATCGTTGGGGATCTATTGCAAGTGTCGTAGGGGCAACTTCTGCTACGTTGCGACCGACAGGTCTATCTAGCTCGTCCGCAAAAGATGGTTGCTCACCAGGATCTGCCTCTCTTGTTTCTGTTTGCTTAACTACTTCAGTTTGAAAGGCATCATTAGCGTTCTTAACATCATCAAGAGCTTCTAATACTTTTGGATCTTTTAATTTATCTAATTCGGTTTTGCCAGCAACAGCTTTATTGTAATTTTTAACAGCTTTAACTTGTTTAAAAAACCGGAAAGGCAATTCAAGGGCACCACCAAGAAGCAAACCTTCAAGGGCATTTTTAAAACGACCCTCTAATGCCCCGTCATTTGGGTCACTTTTAAGATAATCAATGACAAGAGGTTCAAATGCCGTGCCTTTAACTAGGTCGTTTGCAGCATCAGTAAGCCTGCCGGTGTACTGGTCAAAAGCAACTACATCAGTAATGGCAGATGTAATAGCAGCTTTGCCCGTTACTTGGGAAAGGCCAGATCTAGTTACAGCACTTGCACCAGCTTGAACAACTTGGCCGACAGGGCCGGCAGCTTTTACGCCAGCTTGCACAACTCCTGATATTTTTGTACCAGCTTGGGCAAAGGGCGCTGCTGCCGCTGCAAGATCTTTAGCAGCCCTAAGCCTGGTCGTAGCTACCCCAAGTCTGGCTGCCATAGGCAACGCCGCAAAGGCACCTCTAACGGCCAAGCCACCTAAACCCACTGCGGCAGAGCCGGTAACAAACCCTAGACCTAGTTGTAAAGCGCCAACTGCCAAGTCCTCAGCGGGGCCGCTACTTCTAGCTCTAGGCAATGCAGGCAGCACACCAAGGAAAGGCGCGTCTGGTGTTTTGGCTGATGTAGGAGATTTCTTGCCTAAAATTTTTGCGCCAACTTCTTGCACAAAGTCGCTGTTTTCTTGCAACGTAGTAAATAAAGCCCGTTGCGGAACTCTCTTTATTGCACCAGCAGGGCCAACAGCTTTATTGCTGTCATCAACCATTGCCTTGGTAGTAGCGCCAAAAGCTTTGCCAATGTCACCAGTTTTTTGTAAGGTCTGGAGCCCTGCGCCTGCTGCCTTTAACCCTTGGCCAACCATGCCAGTGGGATTAACGGCTTCTGCAATTCCTTTTACTTGGCCAATAAGATTTGCAGGTTTTAGGGCCTGCTCTAATTTATTTGCTGGGGTTGGCTTAGCTGGCTTCTGTGGGCCAAACTCAAACACCTCAGTGACTTTGCCTGTTACTGGATCTGTTTCGTACTTGACAGGCATGGGCTAGGTTCCTCGTTGAACGCGGCGGAGAATGTCCATTGTGTATTCCCTGATCGAAGGATACCGCCGCCCGTTGTAAGTTTGCACCCTGTTGTTGTCGTATTTGTTGGGGTCGCCGCTATACCAAGTAGACGCAGCTCTGCGAATAGCAAGCGACTGTGAACGACCAGCTGCAATCTCATTGTCGTAATACTCCTGCAATTGACCCTTAACCACAGCGTCTTGAGCTGCTCTGTTGTATCTGTATTGATTTGGGGTCAATCGTTGCCCATAAAATTTAGCCGTCCACGATGGTACGTTCTCTGGCATTACTTGCCCTATACCAATTGCACCAGAATCTGGGTTTAATATTTCATAGTTGTTACCGCTTTCTTTGCCTATAAGTGCCACCCTTAACTTTTGCCCTACTTGGTCTCCAATGGTGGGGTCGGGGCCTCCCATGCCTAAAGGCGCAGTATTAAGCGTTCTAGCCGCAGTAGGATTTTTCGTAGTCCATGCTTGTAAAGCATCTTGTATTAAACGCTGCACCGGGGTTGCCGTTGGAACCATGGCAAAACCTGGGTAAGCGTTTGTAGCTGGCTCTGAAGTAGATACAAGGGGGCTTGTGTCTAAATCTAAAAGTCTTTGCTCTTGCCCAGGCGCTAGTTTTATATCGTGGTTTCTCATTTGATTAAAGAAAAACTCACTGGGCCTCATTGTGGAACTTTTAATAATTAATTTAGTAGAGTCATCTAATTCTTTGCCGTTTGATAAATCTTCTAACTGTTGTATCAATGTAGTTTTGTCGTATAATTTTTTATTCTTTATCTCTCTGTTTAATTGATTTACTTTACTTGGGGTGTTTTGCTTAATGCCGCCAAACATACCGTAACCAAAGCCTTGTTGGTTTAAAAGTTTTGTGTATTGCTCAGGGGTTTTAGCAGCTTGGGGAAGGCTGGCGTTAGGGCTTGATGCTCCTCCTGCTGGGTTATTCATCTGTCCAGCGGGAGGGAATGCAGCTGCGCCTGGGGGAGCTCCAGGGGCTTTATCATATTTGTCCATGGCTTTTCGATACAAGTTTTCAAGCTTGTCGCTTACATCGGTGCCTTTGCTATTCTTTATTATTTCGGTTCCTCGGCGCATTATATCGTTTCTTTCTTTAGCACCATCTATATCTTCCTGTTTGCTTATTCCAGCATTACGATCTCCATAAAAACTTGTGTTTAAAGCTGCTTCCTGCCGTTGTCTAAACGTCCTAGCAAAGTCTTTAAGCACATCATTATTTAATTTATTCTCGCCAGCTTGCCGCTGTGTGTAGTTTTTATTAAGTTCATTGTAAGCTTCTTGCGATAAATTGCCGTTTCGATATTGTGTAAGTATGCGTTGTTTCCCAGCTGGAATGTCGTCAAGCATAGAAGCTTCGTATTCTCTTATAAAAGTTTCTTGTTGTATAGGAGCAATACGCGCTGCCCCAATCGCAGCACTTACAACGCTTAGTTGGCTATTAGCAATAGCAAGCAATTGAGGATCGCCCCCATAAACTTGAAGTAATCTTTTTCTTAGCTTTATTTCAGCCGCTTGAAACTTTTGAGGGCTTGCTATTACATTTTCAGTAAATGTTTCGCTTATCATTGCCTTAGTTAAATCTTCTGTTGCTTTTTTGTTTTGACGTTCGTCTTCGTTTCTCTTTTCATTTAAACCTGCGTTCATTACTTTCCTTAATTCAAATGCTGCTACTGCTGCCGGTACGCCAAAAGAACCTATAAGCCTTGGCTGTTCCCCTGAAGCAACAAGCTGGCCAGTTTTAATAAGGCCCAACGCTAGAATTGCTTCGGTTCTAAATTTGTCTGGGTCTGCAGCGTTTAACGATTGTATTGCAAGAATCTTGCCAATGTTATTTAAAGCATTAGCTTTGTATTTATCAAAGTTTGCCGGGGTCGTGGAATTGTATAGAGTTTGTTCAAGCTCTTCATAGGCTTGTCGTAAGCCTTGTACGCCAATTTGGCCTTTGGCAAGTGTGTTAAACAATCCTGAAACTTGTGAGAAATGGGTATCAATTACTTTTTCATCAGCTGCATCGGCAAAGCGTTGCGTTTGCGCAGCGTTCTGCGCACCCATAGCTTGCGCTATAGACATTGCATTGCTACCCATTGCTTTTGCGTTAGCACCTTTAGGCAGTATTAATTCAGTAAGTGTTTGCTTCCATTCATCTGTGTCGGCCCTTAATTCATTTATTGGGGTGCCAAATATACCTCTCTTTAAAGTGCTTACCTTAGAAGGCAAACTAGTAATGTTAGATTGAATTGCTAAATTGCCTAATGCTGTGTCTACATAGCTTTGAGTTTCTGGCCAAGCTGCTCTTAACTGGTTATAGACAGGCAACAGTGATGGGTCGCTTTGAACCTTAGCTCCAACGTCACCAATTGCTTCTTTAAACGACAAGTAGCCTTTGGTTTGCAATGACCCTGAAAGGGCTTGAGCTTCGGCTTGGTTTTCTTTCGTCTTTATTTCACGCCGCTGATCAAGGTATGTACCTAGATCCCCTAGGTTTTCGTTAAAACCAGACAGAGCCTTAGCTAAATTTGCTAAATCGTTACTAGGCTTTGGCGATTCAGGCCGGTCAAACATAAAAGGTTTGCCACCCAATTCAGCTTTACCAGCTTGGATATAGGTATTAACTGGTGTCGCTTGTGGGTTTAAAGCTGGTGTGCCGATGCTGTCTCCAGCAATAGGAGCGCCGCTTGACGTTTGGGCAAGGCCACCTAACAGGCGTTGCGATGTTCCCCCTGTAAATTTATTGCCTTGTTCAAACGCAGCCCCGGAGCCAAGTTGTTTTGCCATGGCTATGGCCTCTTAGGCATGTTCATGGATTTGTTAATGCCAATCCCTGCTTGTACGAGGGCCCCTCCTGCTTGTAGCAGGTAAGGGGTAGAGCTAGGTGCTTTCTGCATAATGGGAGCAATGGGGTCGTAGATCTGTTGCTTCACGTATTCTTGCTGAGAACCAATTCGATTAGCTCTTTCAGAACCAGAAGCGCGTTTCTGTTCTTGTGATTGCATAGAAGCAAACGCTACGTTTCGATCTGTCACATAGTCGTATTGAGCTTGCTGCCTGTAGTAGTCATTAATTAACGCATCAATGCTGTTACCCACACGACCAGCAGCTTTAATTTCTCCCCTCGATTGTATCCCTTGTATTGCTGCTTTTTGTTTTTGTTGGGCCGCGACTTCTTGCTCTTGCATCAATCGCATATTAATAGCGCCTATTTCTTGGCCGTAAGCAATATCAGCTAACGCTCTAGTCTGAGCCCTTAAAGCTTCTTGCTGATTGAATTTGACATCCTCGTAGTACCTAGCATTTGCAGCTTGGCGTTGTTGATATTCGTAATTGCGTTGAGCTTCGTAATTGCGAAAGCCAACAGCTTCTGACTCAGCCTGGTATCCAGCTTGTGCGCTAGCTATGCCTAGCCCGCCTTGAACTACTGCTAGTACCCCAGTTGCAATGCCGCCGGTTGGATCACACATGATGGGTCACCTTGCAGAACTCCAGGAATAAACGACCTTCTGTCCCATAGTTTGGCTGCTTTCGAGTAAAAGTGAACCCCATCCAGTGCAACCATTTTTTATGCACGGTGTTCCGAGCGTCCATGTAATTCCACAGCACGTCGTACTGCTGATCCAGGTCGGCCACCCAGGTTTTAATATTGCGCAAAAACCTGTGTCGGTTGGTGAAATCGTCAACCATGGCGTTAGTGCCCAACATCCATACCTGCCCAACCCGTGGGTTTAGTTCATCAGGTACAACACCTCCAATAGCTATAGGCTTTTGGTTATGCGACAACATTGTTTTCATCGGGTTGCTAACGCCATAACTGTAAATCAAACAGGTTCTTGGCCCTAAGCCAGAAGCAGCTTTTACTTCCATAACGTCTTCTTCTCTCATGTCTTCAGCAACAATTTCAATGTCGTTCCATTCAGTATCTCTAAGTAAATTCATAGCCTTGCAGCCCTGCTGTGATACCAGCCTTCCCATTCAGCTGATTGGAAACGGCAAGGCAAAGGGCTGCTGCTTGTCAATTGAATAATGGTCTTTATGTTTTCGCCCATAACCGGAACCCTATAGCGATCGCTCTTGCTATTCATGACCCCGATATAGCTGGCATCACCTGGCGTTATGGCGTTGTAGGGGTAAGTTTGCGTGGCCCTGCCTTGCGGGGTAATCACAACGTTGAAGGCTGAGGTCGTATCAAACACCATTGTCCATGTTCTAAGCATTAACTTGGGCCCAGCAGCTACAGCCATGCCACCGCCTGCGGGCTGTTCCATAATGTATTGGGTACTGAATTGATAGCTCATGTCGTATAACTCGCCTACATAAAACTTTGTCCCTGCCAGGGTTAAGTTGCCGCTTACGACTATTTGCCCAACTCCACCAGTACCACCAGTTGCTGACACGCTAATGACGTTAGGTATTTGGCCATAAAGAAGAGGGTTAGCTGTGTAGTATCTGCCAACCAAGCGATAGGTAGCGCCAGCTTGCAATGGGTATGGCGGCTCAATGGTGGATTGCACAGCCAATCCAGAAGGGGTAGTAAGGGCTACGGTGCAGAGAGATTCATCAACCTTGCGATCTAGCAATAATTCAATTGCTGTAGTCGTATCGTCAGTTTGATTAGCCCTAAGACGTATCCTTTCTAAATACACACCGTCAGCATATTCAACCATTACATACAAATTACTGTCTAGAATATTAGCGCCTACAATTGATTTGACAGTTCCAGAAAACTCCCAATACGACCAAGCTGATTGTAATTTAATGTCATCTTGATAAGTAAACTTATATATATAAAGTCTTCGCGGTTGATCTTTGCTAACAATTACTAGCATCTCTTCTGAGATAGTTGCGGTAAAAGAACATAGAGTACCTGGCAAATACTTAGGAATTGCCGATGTAATTTCTTCTGATATAGGAGCAGGGCCGCTGCTATCGGGCAAGAAAAATTCTCGGATGCCAGTAAATGCACCTTTCGGTACAGCAAAATACAACGTCCGACCAATGGCTACTGGGTCAACAGTTGCAACCATTTCAAACGCGGTCATTGACGATATGTTTGCTGTCTTTGGCGTAAGCGCAGCAGCAACGTTACCTGTGTCCAACCGAAACTGGCCATGGCGGCTGAACAGCAGCAAACTGTTGGCAAAAGCTGAGCTAGCAATTAAGAAGTTGATCTCTGTACCGCCAACCGATATGTCAATAGGGTCGCTGTCAATTACGGTTTGGACTGTCTCTGGCCAGAACCTATCGAAACTGTCGGTTGCTGACAGAATTACGTTCTCATCAGCCAGAAACACCAGCCTATTCCTAAATAAGTTTACGTTCTGAATAGTTGTGCCAACAAATGAAGGGTTAGGGGCAGTAGTTGTATCTCCCGCTACACGCTCAGACCAATCAAAATCTTCAAAGCTAAAGTTACCAGTTGCTGGATCACGTATTAATACATGCGGCATAGTTGCTTTATCAAGTTCGTACACAATTCCAGGCGCTACTGTCTCTCTCCAAACTCCTGCGCCAAAGCCACTGCCTGCTGCAGCTTCAAATTTAACGTAGTAATCATCTAAGCCAGTAGATTTGTTGCCTTGAATTTTTACAGTAAAGGCATGTTCAGCAATAGTTGGCAGGTCTGACAAGGAATCGACCGTACCTTTAATTGCCTTTGTCATCTCACCATTTCTATTATCAGTAGAGCTGAGAGTGTAAGCGCCGCCGTTGTTTTTAACAATGCGAACAATGTAGTCATCAGCAGTCGCTACAAATGAAGCAAGAAAAGTAGCGTCAGCATTTAAAGTAGCAGCTAGGTTGGTAGCAATAGTTACGTTAGACGGAACGGTAGGCGATGCAGCTGTAACTTCCGTTACGGTAATAGCATCAACTTTGATAGTGTAAGTAACAGCATAGTCAGCAGTTTTAATAAACACCATACTCTTGGTGCCCCAGTTAGTAGAGGTGCTAGCTGTCATTGCTACTGTCTTTTCTCTATTAACAATAAAAGTATAGTCAGCAACAGAAGCTATTCTAAATACTTCTGATGGCTTGCCAGTAATGTTTAGATAGGCAGTTCCGTCAGGAGTAGAAACAGTTCTAGCTGTGCCATCTATATCAAAAGCTTTAATAGCATTGTCTTGAATTATTAGTAGGTTTCTAATAGTTCCGTCTCGATCAATAATTGCAGTAAAAGGACGCTCAGTTCCTGCGGTGCCGCTAAAGAGTTTGGCAATGTGGTAGGAAGGTGGCCGCTTCTTTAAGCCTTCAACCGGGCTTGGCATACAGTTGACAACTGATTCGGCCTGAGAAGCCAAGCGCAAAGCTGCAGGTTGCAGGCTTACGCCGTTGATCAAGTTAGGAATAGAGCCAGCAATGAGAGGCATGATTATTGACGGCGAAGGGCACGGCTAGGCATGTAGCCCATTATGACAGCACTATGATTTGGATTACCGCGCAGCATGTTGTGATCTCCAACACTGGTTTCTATGTCCAAGAACATAGACCTAGCTTCTAGCTCAGCAGTCAAGTTAATTTTGCTCAGGTCGGCGCTACCAAGAATTGCTTCTTGCAGTTGACGGCCACCCTTGATGGTGAAGTAGGAGCGAGCGTGTTCAGGGAGATCATCCCAATCCAAGAAGTAAGTAACATCTGCGTAAAGGTCTTCTTCAAATTCGTAAGTATTATTGTAACGGTCGTATAACTTGGAACCGCGTTGCACAATATCACTGAACGGGTAACGGTATCCATCTATTACTACTCGGCTAACGGTAGTAGCCAGGCTGATGTGGTTAGTATTTGCAGTTCTTAGCAAAAGTTTCTCGCGGTCAGTATTAAACGACCAGCCTTCAGCTTGCAACTTTCGACTAACATCGGTCAATGTATCTTGTGCTTGAGAAGCTAAGCCAAACAGGCCGTTAAGACTGGCAACTGGTGCTTCCCCTAGCATTTGCAATACCCTGTTAGTTGCCTCCAGGAAACTGGTCTTTGCAATAGTCATAAAAAAAGGGGGCGTATTGCCCCCATTGTGCCTGATTAGTAAAGGACTCGCTTACACGGTATCGAAGTAAATCTCAACAGCACAGTCAGGACGCAAGATGCCTGTACCAATAGCCATTGAAGCGATCATGAACGTACCTTGCCATAGGGCGTGTACGTCACCACCAGTGGTTTCCATTTTGAGATCCATCAGCTTGACAGTACCAGCTGCCATAGGATTCCAAACCAAAGCAACGTTGGCTGTGTAGTCAGCATCGTATGCGTTGTTCTCCCCACTTACCGCAGAGCGGTTAGTGGTAGGTAAGTGGGTGGATTTGACGATGCTGATACCAGCCACCTTTAAAACAGTACCGTCTGCATAAGCACCGGCACCGCCCCAATCGCGGTTGATAACGTTGGTCTCTTGCACCAACTTGTAATACTCACGAGGAGCTAATGCGCAATAGCGATCACCCTCGGGCAAGCTGTTCTCATCCATGGCCTGAGCAGCTGCAAACAATGCAGCAGCTAACTGGGCACCTGTCACTGCAGCTTTAGTAGCAGCAATGATCTTGACGCGAGTACCACCAGGGAGGTCGGTGTTGAAGTTAGTGGCAGTACGTGCAGCTTTAGCAATAACGGCAGCTACGTTCTGGTCGTAGGTATATGCCAAGGCATTACCCATTTCAACACTGAACTGAGAACGCACGTCGTAGTGGTTCTTAGCTTCGTCAATGTCAGGCAGGAACACATGGCTGATTAGCTTGTCGTCAATGTTGACGGTAGCTTCAGCAACTTTTTGTGCAGTACCAATAATCTGGTTGCCAGGTGTGTGGTAGGC